CCCCCATTAAACAAAAGACCCAGCGAGATGGATGAACGCCAGCGAACCAGACTCACAGACCATCTGTGTACAACTAACGGTCTCGATAAATTTCTCAACTGGAAAGAGGAGCGGTAATGGCACTGACACGAAGGGGGCGGGCCCGGTACAACCGCGAGAACGAGCGCAACATGAGCCCGGACAAGATAGTGGTGGTGGGAGCGCGGGTGCCCCTGTACGCCGTACGGGCAATGGAGCGCTACATCGTGGCGTTCAACCGGGACAACCTCGGGGCGGGCATGACGCGCAGCAAGCTGATGACGGCGCTGCTTCACAAGTTCCTCCACGAGAAGGGGCTGATGTCGCCAGACGAACCGGCGGACTACCCGATTCTGGAAGACTAACGAGGCACTGCTTCGATTGCGGCAGGTTCTGTCGCCCCAGCGATATGAGATGCGGGCGTTGTGACGCCCGTGAGCAGCGGTTTCAACAAAGGCGCCTACGCGCCGCACAAAGGAGAAGAGCCAGTGGCGAACAATGTGATTTTAATGGGGCGCTTGGGGTCGAAGCCCGAACTGCGCCGGGTGGGAACCCAGAACACCCCGGTGGTGGACGTGTCCATAGCCACCAACGCCTTCAGGCGGGGGGAGAAGACGGTCGACTGGCACAACGTCACCCTCTGGGACAAGCAGGCAGAGTTAATCTGTACGCAGGACAAGGGTGATCAGGTCTACGTCGAGGGGTCGCTCCGAACTGACGAGTGGGAGGACAAGGAGGGCAACAAGCGCCGCAAGGTCTACGTCAGCGCCTTCCGCTTCGAGTTCTGTGGCTCCAAGCGTAACGGTGACAGTCGCAAGACCGGCGCCGTAGGCCCCTCGTCGAACCCTTACGCTGACGATGACATCCAATACTAGTATAGGGTTCTAGTTCTGGCCCTCGGTGGCATCACAATCCAACAACCGTGAGGTCTGCAACCCTCATCGACCCGCCACCGGGGGCCATATTTATGTATGCAATGCATGCACTCGCAATCACACTCCTGCTCACCGTCTCCATGCCCATCGAAGACCGTATGCTCATCGAGCGCGCCGCTCACTGCGGCCTGGACCCCTACCTGGGCGCCCATTTCCTAGAGATAGAGGGTCTGGCGGGCCTACCCCCTCACTTGAGGGGCATGACGCTCGCAAAGGCCTGCACGGAGTCTCGCGGGAACACCCAGGCAATCGGGGATGGTGGCAAGGCTGTTGGAATCATCCAGCTATGGCCCTGGGCAGAGCAGTTCATCCGAGACAGGACTGACCCCATCGCCAGCATCCACGTATTCCTCGGCAGGCTGGTGACCACCGAGCGGACGGTGCATCGCTACTGCCCAGAGGTTCGGGACAGGTGGAAGCTCGCCTGGATACGCATCAACCGAGGCCCATTCTGGAGAAGGCCTGACCGCAAGGGTGAGGCCCGGTGCTCGGGTACGTCACCGGCAGGGCTCAAGGTGCTGCGTAGGTGGCGCCGGGTAGCCTCTACGCCTCGTTGAGTTTGGCGAGGACTGCGTCTATCTTCCGGTCTGCGTCTCGGATGATGGCAGCCAGGTCAGCCTGGAGCTTGTCGCGCTGGGCAGCTATCTTGTCCTCTGCCTCCCGACTCTCCTTGCGCAGGCCCTCGAAGACGACCTCGTAACGGCCCCTAATTGTCTCCACCCGCTCGTCGAACGAGGTGCTCATCGCCTCACTGTCCTGGCGGAAGGACTCAACGAGGCCATCGAGTCGCTTCTGCATGCCCAGGTGCTGCCAGATGAGGAACAAGACCATGATTCCCAGCGCGCCGTAGTCGGCGAGCGTAGAGAGGAGTGCGTCACTCACGGTGGCTGGTTTGGACCATCACCTTGAGTTCAGCGGTGGTCTTGTCTAGCTCTGTCAGCACGGTCTCGGTCTTCTCGACCACCTTGACCAGCCTGGCCTGCTGCTCTTGGATGGACCGCACATCGGACTCAAGCTTGACGATGTCGTCCTCATGCTCAGCGGTCTTGGCAACCAGGGCCTTCTGGGTGTCATCGGCTTGAGCGAGGTTGACCGAGGCCGACACCACCAGGGTGAGTATCACGCCGGCCCAGGTGGCTAGCGCCACCGCGTTCTGCTTGGCCCATGACCCAAAGCTCATTTGTCCTCGGTCTCCTCTTCAGCGACCTCGACGCCTACCGCTGCCTCAATCTTTTTGCCGGCAGCGCTGGCCACGCGAATGAGGAGCATGACTACGGGGGTCAACACCGCACCGATGGCCACGCCGTAGTCAACCGGGTCGAGCACAACAAAGCCGCCCAGGTGGAGCACGCACGCCACCATGGCAGCAGATACAACGGCGCCCTCGGGGGCGTCCATCGGCTTGGAATGAATGGTCTTTCTGAGCATGTCTTTATTCCTCGTCGTAGATTTCAACCGACACGCCGTCCTCTATCTCCATCGTGCCGAGGGCGATGAATACCTCATCGGTTCTCAGTGATGCCAGCGTCTCTGCGATTTGCTCGACGGGTATCAACTCGATGGCAGCGGACGCCGAGGCGAAGGTGTTGAGCCCGGTGGTCTTTGCGAGTTCGCTCAGGAAGGACACTGTCACCAGGGGGATACGCAGGAACTCTTTGTCCTGATCAGTTAGCGCCATCGCAGTGCTCCTTGATGACCTTGCTGCTGATGAGGAGTTTTTCGGGGGCGGCGATACACACCCGCACCACCTCTGGGTCATCGGGAGAGTGAACGACCAGGCATGTGCCCTCACCAGCCACGGGGCCCAGCTTCCAGCCGCCTGTCTTCAGGTGGTAGGTGTTGCCGCAACCCGCGAACAATATGAGGAGAATCAGAACACAGAACCGCTTCATGCCACATCCTTCGGCTGGGGCGTCACTCGAACGAATCCTACCAGCCTCTTCCACGACTCGTCACCTTCTGTCATCACTTCCTTGGCCACTGCGCCACCCCCTCGGACACGGCTGTGGCCGTATCCGCTGGAGTTTCCGGCCACACAAGTCACAGTCCGGGCCTCCCTGTCAATGTCGACAACGATTCCGGTATGACCCTGGCGATTGATGCCGTCAAGCACCTTCTGGCGCTCAGTCTCCGGTTTGGACATGCGAGTGCGGACAAAGATGAGGCCTCGGAAGTCGGGCTCATCCCAGATGTCATCTCGGTTTACTTGGCGCTCCGGTGGTGCCTTTATCCAGTGGCTCACGGCCCTGCCGGTACGCACGTACTCGGCGGTGAAGCCTGCTCGGGCGACCTGGCGGCAGCAAGAGGAGACGAAGTAGGCGCACCAGGGTGGGCGCTTGGATGGCCGGCCTCCGCCATCGTGGATAAGCCAGGAGACATCTGGCCCAGCGTTGGAGCCCTCGCTCTCGGTGGCCCCCTGCTCCAGCCACGCCTCGGCTACAGTCGCCAGAGCGTCATGCGGCCTGAGCCTGGAGCGGATGGCGAGAATGAAGTCTTGCATGAGTGTGATCACCAGCGTTCCATCCTGGGCGCCCTGGGAATACGCGGCATGCCGGGCACGCCCTTCTTGCCGCGCTTGGTCGGTTTGTATTTGCTGACGCCAAGGCCGAAGACCTCTGGGATAAGCTCTCCGAGGCGGTCCTCGACCAGTTTCTTGTCGGCCCCGGATGCGCCCTTGACGAACGTCGATGCCGCGTTTCGGAGGGTGATCGGAGTCACCACGCCCATGGCGGGGAAGAGGAACCTGTTGAGGGCGTAGGCTAGCGCGCCATCCATCACCTTCTCGTGGCTAAGCGGCATCTCGGACGCCTCGGCTGCGGCCCGGCCACCCCCGGCAACCCCGGCAGTCCCCCGGAGCAGCCAGTCGCCGCCCATCCAGTCCTCAATGACGCGACCAACGTCGTCCTCTTTCGGGAGGTCATCGAGGTCCCTGAATCGCCAGTCAAGGCCGAAGCCAACCTCCCTGAGCGCTTGATAAAGCGGGGCCAGCTTGTTGTTACCGAACTGCGCGAGTCCGTATAGATACCCCTGAATACCCTTGCCGCTAAGCGGGTTCTCCCACTTATCCGCCTCGGTTGGGCGAAAGAGCATCGGGAGAAGATAGCGTACGGTGGCAGACGTGCCGCCGAGCAGGTCAATGTGCGTATCCCCCACGCGCATCTTCAGGAAGTCGGCACTGGCGGGGTCAAAGAAGTCATCGATCCGCCCACGCGCCTCCTCTGGGCTATCTGAAGAGGCGTAGGCCGCGAGCATCGCCATGCTCATGGCGAACCCCATGTTGCGCGCCACGCGATTGCCGTAAAGACGGCGCGCTTCGGGGCTCAACCCCTTGACCCATGCGCCCTGCCCAGTGAGAAGCTGGCCAGCGCGGTACAGGTTCTCCACCCTTGAGAGGGTGAACCTGGGGGCAAACATGAAGTGCCTGGCAACGCCCATCGCCTTACCAGTGCCCCATTCCCCACGGCCCGTGCTGACACTGATGAGGCGCGCGAGGCCCTCTGCGTCCTGGCGGGAGATTTTGTCAGCGCCGCCAAGCTCATCGGACAGAAGCTCCATTCCCTTCGAGAAGTTGGCCAGCCGCATGCGGTTAAGCGTGAGGGCGAAGATGTTCTGAGAGGGGACGATGATGTTATCGCCCAACCAGCCGGTCTCTAGGACGCGGAACATGAACGCCTCCTCTCTCGCATCGAGAGGCCCGGCGTCGGGACGGTTGGACATCCCCTCAACCTCGGTCAGCTCACCGCCTGCCTTGGTGAACATCTTGCCCACGCGAGAGGCCAGCATGTTCTCCATCTCTTTGCGGGCAAACTCCCGGTGCCCAGGATTCCACGGCGCGGCCTTAAACATCCACTTGCCCGTCTTGATGGCCTCCACCGGGTTCTGGAGGGCCAGGAAGATGGCCTGCCTCCCTAGCGCAGACGCGTCTCCTGCGGAATTAAGCGCGACGCCAGCGCCAAACACATTCCGGTAAGGCCCCATGAACCATGGCTCAACGGCCTCTTTGGACGCCGCAGACTTCTCCAGCTTGGCGTTCTGCGCCGCCCGCTTGGCCTTGACGACATTGTCCCGAGCCTTGAGGACCGCCGTGTTGGCGGGGGTGCGTTGCCCCGGAGTGGCCTTCTCGTAGGCCGCGATGGCCTTCTTGAGCGCAGCCATGGCGGCCTTGTGGGCCCTGTCTGCCCTGGCCTCCTTCGCCTCAACCTTGGCCCACCGCTTCTCAATGGCGGCCTCTTCCTTCTTGGTGAGTTGCCGCCTTTGCCGAATGATGGCGCTGGCCTTGGCGTCAGCCAGGGTGAGGTCTTCGCGAATGACGTACTGCATCGCACGCATGGCGCGGCCCACCTCGCCAGCGCCGAATCGGAGGCCAAGCGTGGCTTGTATCTCAGCCTGCGCGGCCTTGTCGAACATGTCGGCGCCCAGGGCCAACTGCTCAGCCGTGACATCTTCTCTGGACACGAACTCCTTGATTTGCTTCTGCGCTCGCTTGGCGGTGGCGCGGGCGTTATTGAGCGCGAGCACCTCGGCGGCGTTGATGGCTTTGCGGTTGCCTGCGGCAGCCTGCGAGACCAGCGCCTCAAGGGCCGTCGTCTGCTGGAGGGACGGCACCCCCTCGGGCGTTACCACGATGGAGCCTCGCAGGTCGCGGGCGTCCAGCAGGTTGACCATGTCGTTAAAGGCCATGCGCTGATTCTGCGTCAGCCTATCGTAATCGACGCCNTGCTCCTCAAGCGCGGCGCGGAGGTCGTCCTCATAGTCAACNTTGCGCGACGCCACNGCCCCCTCTTCCTGNGTAGCCGCTCTGGCAAGAGCAGCCTCTACGTCTGCCGGGTCTACGGACGGGTCGAGAGACGCCGCCCTGAGTTGCTGGAGGCCATCGCCTGGCTCGACCACGACCTCGGCAACCTGACCGCCAACCGCTTCGCGGCGAGGGCGCGGGGCAATCTCTTCACGAAGCTTTGCGGCCTCCCTCCTGGCCGCGCGCTC